TAAAGGAATGCGGTGTGAACCAATACCGCGACTGTTAATTACTTTCATAAACAGATTTTAAAGGAAAATTTAATTTTGGAAATTTTAAATTCTATAAAACGCCCCCCTCTGGCACCCTTGCGGGGTTTTGGGGGGGTCCTCAAAGAAAGTCCGACAGCTTCTTGAATTGGGAAGCTGTGACGCTGACTGACTTTGTGCCATGCAATCTCTCTCCAGATCTGCAAATGGCAGTAATGTAGTGCTTGGGCGGTGAAAGGTAGCTCATGGAATACACTGATCCCACGATGAGCTGCCCCCCGCACATGTCGCACTTAGCGATGGTTGGTGAAACGGCGATTGCTTGTCCAGGCATGGTCTCGGCTCTAAACCTAAGTTTGAATTCGGAAGTGCCTGTAAACCGAAACCAAGACCCCCTAGTAAGAGATTACATAGGGATTGACCTGGGTGTAGGTGCTGGTCAAGCTCGGCGATGTCACCGCTATAGTGAATGTCGTGTTCCGCTCTCGAACAGTGATGTTCCATGCTGCGATCGCGGATAGAGTCGAGCCGCTGTTGTTGAATCCCGGTGCGTCAATGGATCCTCCAGAGGATATCACGCCAGCTGGTGGTCCTGCTAGCCCCTGCCCAGTGGCGGTGAAGAGCACTGTGTACTTCCCGGTCTCGGTGAAAGTAAGGCTCTTTCCGGCGGCGGTGACCGTGCCGGGCCCGGTGAAGACGGGTGTTGTGCCGAATAGCGAATCTGCATTCAGCTGTCCACCGGACCCTTTGATACCCTGGGAAGAGTTCACGACGACGGGTACGGCCACGGGCCCATAGAAGTGGATGTCATAGCTCAGCCTCACGGTCAGATTGACCGCGTTTGCACCGGGTGATCCGTCGGCTACAATGATGAAGAGCCCGTTATTGCAGTCAGATGGGTCTGCATCGAGAATGGGCTTCCTTGGGTTGTAGCTCGCGCCCCACGGTGCTGTGACTCTGCCGATCCTGTTAGAGTCTAGCTGGAGTTTGTACGATTCCGATGGACGGTCGCAGGCCTCCGCCAGATTCAAGAGGTTCTGGTTGTTTACAGGCAGCCTTGTGGGGTCGCCGTTCGGCACGTGACGCAAGATGACATAATCTTGGCTGAATGAGTTGCCGGTGGTTTCCACCTCCAGAGTCATAGTCCCGTACCATGAATCAAACTGTGATGCCGCGGCGGACAGCCTCGGGCTCACCGTTGGGTTGACGGCTGTCAAGAAGAGCAGCGTCCCTGGTGTCACAGTGGTTGGCACGTTCACTTGCTTGACTCTCTCGGTGCCCTGAAAGTGGCACATAGCGCCTTGCCTTTTGGGCTGGCGGCTGACTCGACGGACGCTGTTAGGCCCGTTGCTGGGTCCCTGGCGTGCTGGTGCTCGCCTGGGTCTGCGGCGCATCTGCCTCGCGGGCTTGCGCTGCTGTTGTGGTCGGCGCGCTCTGCGCTGCCTCCCATTGTTGCTCTTGGCGTTGTTGGCCATGTGGTGGTTTGCTTGTTCAATACAGTAAACTGTAAGAGAACAAGGACCCCCTTTATAGGCTGGCTAGAGCTCTGAACGCTGTGGTCTTGACCTTGGTGGCCAAGCTGAGCGATGGTTTCATCTGTACGTTCATCTTAAACGAGGGCACGGCGGGGCCGCTGTACCTGAGCTGTAGGCGCTCCTTCTGTATCAACCCCGAGAACGGGATCTCCCCTCTGGAGAAGCGCAGCAGGAAGCTCATTAGCACGTCGAAATCAGCCTCGCACCTGGTGTCCCCGAAATAGTACAGTGCGTTCAGCTTGCAGGTGTGGATCGCGGCGTCAATGTCCAGTGGTTTTAAGGTGCCTCCCACGGCGATCTGGTATTTGACGTAATCCTCCTCGTTGACGTAACACCTGCTGGTCACTTTGGCCGCTAGACGCGGTAGGTCATAGGCGACTCCCTTCTCCGTCACCAAGAAGCTGACGAAGGACCCGCTGCTCGCCGGCTTGAACTGGTAGCCGCAGTTCGTGATGTAGTACTGCATCTTCTCCTTCACGAACGAAACACTGATCCCTCGCGCCAAGCTGTCGTCTCCCTTGATGTACAGGAAGTTGAACCCCTCCATGATGTCCAAACAGATGGCCAGGTTGAACAGGCAGTTGTCAATCAGCGTGTGGGGGGCCCCTGAATCTTTCTTGTCGTGGACGGTCAGCGAAAGGGCCGGGAAGCAAACCCTTCTTTCCTT